TGGCGCTTCTCAGGATGCACCGCGAGAATGCGGCCATCGCGAATGAGGGTGTCGAGGCGGAGGATTACCAGGAAGCGGTCGAGCGGATTGTCGGACGGCTGGAACGGCTGAGGGAGCAGACGGAGGGGGTCGAGACGAAGGCGGCGACAGACCGGGTGGAGCTGATTGCGTGGGGACTTGGAAAGGGCCCCTCCACCATCGAAACTTCGTTCGCCAATTCGCTTCCGGCATCCTCCCAGGATGCCGGCTCATCGGCTCCCCCTCCCCATCCTCGCTGTCGCGAGGACAGGGAGGAGCGATCCTGAATGCGCTCGAGGATTAGCCGCCGGCAGGTCGAGCTGCTGTCGGAATTGGGGCCGGAAGCGTTGCGAGCCTGGCTGGCCAAGTGCCGGCCCGAGGAGTTGCTGGCGCTGGACGCGGCGTTCGAGGCCTGGGCGGCCGACGGGCAGCTACCGCCCGAAGGCCAGGGCTGGCGCGTGTGGCTGATGATGGCCGGGCGCGGGTTCGGCAAGACCCGGGCCGGGGCGGAGTGGATCCACCGGTTGGGGTGCCACGGCAGGAAACGGATCGCGCTGGTCGGCGCGACGATCGACGAGGCCCGGGCGGTGATGGTCGAGGGCATAAGCGGCATATTGGCAGTGGCGCGGCGGCAGCGGGTGGGGGTCAAATGGGAGCCGAGCAAGGGCATGCTGCGCTGGCCGCAGGGCGCGGTGGCGCAATTGTTTTCCGGGGACAATCCGGATGGGCTGCGCGGCCCGGAACATCATTTCGCCTGGGCCGACGAGCTGGCCAAATGGCGGCGCGCCGAGGAGGCGTGGGACAATCTGCAGATGGGCCTGAGGGCGGGGACGCGGCCAAGGGCATTGGTGACGACGACGCCGCGGCCGCTGCGGCTGCTGGAGAGGATCCGGGCGGACCAGTGGACGGTGTCGACCGGGGGACGGACCAAGGACAATCTGTCGCTGCCGAAGAATTTCATCGACGTGATGGTGGCGACCTATGGCGGGACGCGGATCGGCCGGCAGGAGCTTGAGGGCGAGCTGATGGCCGAAGCGGAGGGGAGTTTGTTTCCGCGAGCGATGCTGGAGCGGTGCCGGCGGGAGGCGCCCGAGGCGTTTGACCGCGTCGTGGTCGGCGTGGATCCGCCGGCGGGAACGGACGGCGATGCGTGCGGGATCGTGGTCGCCGGCCGGCGCGACGGAAAGCTGTACGTGCTGGCCGACGCCAGCGTCGAAAAGGCGAGCCCGGAGCGCTGGGCGGCGGCGGTCGCGCGGGCGGCGGAGCAATGGGGCGCGAGCCATGTGGTGGCGGAAGCCAACCAGGGCGGAGCGATGGTGAAGAGCGTGCTCAAGGCGGCGGATGCGGGGCTTAAGGTCAAGCTGGTGCATGCGTCGCGCGGCAAGTCGGCGCGGGCGGAGCCGGTCGCGATCCGCTTCGAAATGGGGCAGGCGTTCCTGGCGGGGAGCTTTCCCGAGCTGGAGGCGGAGCTGGCCGGGCTGCAGATCGGCGGGAGTTACGAGGGGCCGTCGCGGTCGCCGGACCGGGCCGATGCCTGTGTCTGGGCGCTGACCGAGCTCAATGAGACGCGGTCGGGATTGCCCAGGGTTCGGATGCTTTAGCCGTCAGCCCTCCCCATCAAGGGGAGGGGAAATTCAGGAGTCTTGGATGTTTGCATGGTTCGGGCGGAAGAGCGCTCCGGAAACGCGGCCCTATGTGCCGGTCTGGCTGCAGGGCGAGGGAGAGGCGGGCGGCTATGTGCGCGGATATGAGGCGCAGCTGGACGAGGTCTATCGCCGCAACCCGGTGGGGCTGCGCGCGGTGCGGCTGGTGGCGGGGCTGGTCGGCGGACTGCCCTTGTTCGCCGAAGGAGACGCCAGGGCGGTCGAGCTGGTCCAGGCGGGCGGACTGATGGAGCGGGCGGCGGCCAACCTGCTGCTGCATGGCAATGCCTATGTGCGCCTCGCCGTCGACGGGCATGACAAGCCGGCGGAGCTGCATTTGATGCGGCCGGAGCGGGTCAGCGTGGCGAGCGGGGCCGATGGCTGGCCGGCGGCTTATCTCTATCGGCCAACGGACAGGTGAGCCGGATTGCGAAACAGGATGCGCTCGGGCGGCGGCAGGTGGCGCATTTGAAGGCGCTCGATCCGAGCGACGACCATTATGGGCTGGGTTGCCTGGAGGCGGCGGTGGGCGCGGCGAGCGTGCACAACCGGCAGAACCGCTGGAACAAGGCGCTGCTCGACAATGCGGCGCGGCCGAGCGGGGCGCTGGTCTATGAGCCGGGCGACGGGTCGAGCCTCAGCGGCGAGCAGTTCGACCGGCTGCAAAAGGAATTGAGCGAGCAATTTTCGGGGTCGGCCAATGCCGGGCGGCCGCTGCTGCTCGACGGCGGACTCAAATGGCAGGCGCTGGGGCTGTCGCCGGCCGACATGGATTTCGTGGCGGTCAAGGAGGGCGCGGCGCGCGATATCGCGCTGGCGTTCGGGGTGCCGCCGGTGCTGGTCGGGCTGCCCGGGGATGCGACCTATGCCAATGCGCGCGAGGCGGGGCGGGCGCTCTACCGCCAGACGATCCTGCCGATGGCCGAGGCGATGCTGCGCGAACTGGGCGCGATGCTCGGCGACTGGCTGGGGCCGGTCAGGATCAAGGTCGACGTCGACGGGATCAGCGAGCTGGCCGAGGACCGGGCGAAGCTGTGGGAGGTGGTCGGCGCGGCGGAGTTTTTGAGCCGCGACGAAAAACGCGAGCAGCTGGGGTTTGGAGCGAGCGATGAATAGCGATCAATTGCTGGCGCGGCTGATGGCGCAGAGCGAAGCCAAGGGCGTCGACCTGGTGACGCTTCGGGCGCTGGTCGAGGAAGCGAGCCAGGCCGGGGCGACGCGGGCGCTGGGCGCGCTGGGGCTCGACGATCCGCGTGCGCGGCGGGACATGGATGAATTGCGCGAGCTGCTGTCGGCTTGGCGGGATGCGAAGCGGAGCGCGCGGCAGGCGGTGGTCGGATGGGTGGTGAAGCTGTGCCTGGCGGCGCTGCTGATCGGCATGGCGGTGAAGTTGAAACTGACGGACCTGATTACTGCATGACCGCCCCACCCCCAACCCCTCCCCTGAAGGGGAGGGGAGTACGTTTCGCAGGATATGCGGCCATCTTCGACCGGCCGGACCGGGGCGGGGACGTGATCCGCAAGGGGGCGTTCCTGGCGAGCCTGGAACAAAGCGCGGCGGTGCCGCTGCTGTGGCAGCACAAGGCGGGCGCGGTGATCGGGCGGATCGAGCATTTGAGCGAAGATAAGCGAGGCCTCAGGGTGATTGCCGAGCTGGGCGAGGGCGCGGACGCGGCGAGGGCGGCGAAGCTGGTGAGGAGCGGGCGGCTCGACGGGCTGAGCTTCGGATACCGGGTGCGCGAGGCGGGAAAGAGCGGTGGCCTGCGCGAATTGCGCGAGCTGGAGCTGGTCGAGGTCAGCCTGGTGGCGGAGCCGATGCAGCCGAAGGCGCGGGTGCATGCGGTTGAAAGCGAGGGCTTATCCCTTACGACCCAATTTCTGACGTAGCGCAATGATTGCGCAGACGAGGCAGCTCGCCATCAGGGTTACGACGAGCCCCAGAAAGAGAAACATCCCCAGCGGAAATCTTGGGTCTTGAAGGTTCGTTTCGATTACCATCGAGGTCGTCGAGGTGGCTAAAACGAGGGTTACAGACGGAAAGAGGGCCACGGCGCCGAATTTGTCGGTGTTCAAGGCGAATAGCATGAACGCCAGCGTGAAGATCATGGCGAGAAGCACGAGGGTAGTGGGCAGGATGGTTGGCCAGTCTCGCAAGCCGAACTGCGACAAATGCATGCCGCCAACCAAGAGGATCGCGGCCGCAACGATTGCTGCGGCTTGCCAGCCCTTGATCAACGAAATGAAGGTGATGAGCGGCGCCATGAGCGGCCGTTTGTAAGGAAGGCGGATCCCGGATCAAGTCCGGGATGACGGATGAAAATGAGGGTCGCTTCAGCGGCCCTTTCTTTTTGGGCGAAAGGAATGGCGATGATCGAAGTGAAGGCGGATGGGCTGGAGGCGTCGTTCGACGCGCTCGAGGCTGAGGAGGATGGGGTTGAGGCGCTGAAGCAGGAATTGGCGCTGCTCAAGAAGCGGATCGACGAGGGGGTGATTGCCTCGCAGCGGCCGGCGCTGGATGGGGTGAAGGCGGCTGAGGCTAGCAACTTCGTCGAGCAGTATCTGCGCAAGGGCGTCGAGAGCGGGCTCGAGCAGAAGGCGGTCGGCAGCTCGACCGACGCGATCGGCGGCTATGCCGTGCCGCGCGAGATTGACGAGAAGATCGAGCAGACGCTGGTCGCCATCTCGCCGATCCGGTCGGTCGCCAATGTCGTCAGGGTCGGTTCGGCCGGATACCGCAAGCTGATCACCACCGGCGGCACGCCGTCGGGATGGGTCGCCTATGAAGCGGCGCGGCCGATGACCAATACGCCGACGTTCAGCGAGATCGTCCCGGCGGCGGGCGACCTTTACGCCAACCCGGCGGCGTCGCAGCAGATGCTCGACGATGCGATGTTCGACGTCGAGGCCTGGCTGGCGAGCGAAATCGCGACCGAGTTCGCGCGGGCCGAGGGCTTTGCGTTTGTGAAGGGCACGGGGACCAACCAGCCGCTCGGCTTCATCAGCTCGCCGAGCGCGGCGACGGCGGACGGCGTGCGGCCGCAGGGGACGCTGCAGTTCATTGGAACCGGCGTGTCGGCCGGCTTTCCGGCCAGCAATCCGCAGGACAAGATCCTCGACCTGGTCCAATCCCTGCGGCCGCCCTACCGTCAGGGCGCGGTGTTCGTGATGAACAGCGCGACCGCAACCGCGGTGCGAAAGTTCAAGACGGCGGACGGCGCCTATGTTTGGCAGCCGGGTCTGGCGTCGGGCCAGCCGGCGACCCTGCTCGGCTATCCAGTGATCGAGGCGGAGGATATGCCGGACATCGCGGCGAACAGCCTGTCGATCGCGTTCGGCAATTTCAAGGCCGGCTATACGATCGCCGAAAGGAACGCGACGACCATCCTGCGCGACCCCTTCACCAACAAGCCCTACGTCCATTTCTACGCGACCAAGCGGGTCGGCGGGCAGGTGGTCAATTCGGAAGCGATCAAGCTGCTGAAGTTCATCTGAGGCAGCTTGGGGGCGACTGGTCTTATCCCCTGCTAGTCGCCCCAAACCCTCACTGAGAAAGCAGCTTGGCAGCATTGAGCTGCCGCGCTGCTCACCCACCCCCAACCCCTCCCTTGTGGGGAGGGGAGGAGAGGCGAATGCCATTCACGCCGAAATTCGTCGACCTGGTGCGCAACGTCACTACGGTGCAGGGCACCGGCCCGGTGACGCTGGGCCAGCCGGTCAACGGCTATACCAGCCTGGCCGACGCAGTCAGTGCGGGCGAGCAATTCTATTATTGCATCCAGGGCGTCGACAAACCGCAGGAGCGGGAGGTTGGACGCGGCACGATGCAGGCCGACGGCAAGGTGGCGCGGGAGCCGATCGCCGGCAGCCCCACCAATTTCTCCAACGGCAGCAAGACCATCTCGCTGGTGGCGCCGGCGGAATGGTTCGCGAAGGCGGACCTGTTGGGCGGCGGGGCGCTGGCGACCGTGGCCAGCTGCGCGGAACTGGCGGGCAAGGACGTGAGCGCGGTGACCCGCGCCTACCTCGCCGACAGCCGACGGGCAGGCAGCTTCCTGTTCGATGCCAGCGACCTGTCGGCCAAGGTCGCGGCGGATAGCGGCCAGGGCATCTATGTCGCCCCGGCATCGGCCCCGACCGGCGCGTCGGGCGCCTGGGCCCGGCAGATCAACGGCCCGGTCGATCCACGCTGGTTCGGGATCGTCGAGGGCGCCGGCAACGGCGCGGCCAATTCGGCAGCGTTGGCAGGGATGTTCGCCGCCTTGAGGTCGCGCGCGGTCAACGCCGCGACCAATTACCAGGGGCAGGACGCCGTCCGTTTCCCGCCGGGCCTGTTCGAATTCGCCGCGACCATCGAGCTGACCGAGGGCAGCTATATCCTGGAGGGCAGCGATACCGGATATCCGAGCGGGCGCGGCACCGTCCTGAAATTCCCGGCCGGCGTGACCGGCATAAGGGTGCAGCGCTACAACACGTCCGGCCTCGTCACCGACGGTACGACCCACCGCGGCGGCGACGGCGCGATCATCCGCAACCTGGCGCTGCGCGGGGCCTTCACGACGGCCGAAGCCGAGGCGCATGGCATCCACCTGCGCGCGAGGGCGCAGATCGAGAATGTCTATATCGAGGAGTTCGAAGGCGACGGCATCTATTGCAACGTGACCGCCGGCGCGGGCGGCGAGATCGAAGGCAACGCCAACAGCGCGCGGATCATCGGCGGGCGGATCCAGCGATGCCGGCGCGGCATCTACATCAACGGCGCGGACGCCAACATCTGGTCGATCATCGGCCTCGACTGTTCCAACAACCGGCAATGGGGGTTCGAGGATTCAAGCTTCCTCGGCAACAGCTATTTCGGGTGCCACGCCGCCGCCAACGGCATCGTCACCGGGACCATCCCGACGGTCGTGTCGCACAACGGCAACCGCTACGGCGTGATCGCCGGGCAGGAAGCCGGGGCCTCGACCAACGCGCCCTCCGGCACCACCGCCGACAATGGATGGTGGCATTATCTCAGCGCCGGCGGGGTTAATGCCGGCAGCAACATCAATGCCTGGACGAGTGGAACGACTTATCGGGCCGGGGGGAGCTACCGCACCGACGACGCCAACGCCCGCAATGTCTTCAGCGGCTGCTATCATGAAAGCGGGCAGGGCAAGGCGCAGCTGGTGCAGCCAACGCTGGTGGTCGGCGGGATGCTGACCGGAAGCGTGCTCGGCACGGCGGCGGTGATCCAGGCGGGCGATGCCGGAGTCAGGGTCAACTCGCTCTATTCGGAGGCGATCAAGGCCAGCGGGACGGTCAAGGCGCGCCTGGGCGAGGATGCGACGGCCACCGACACGGTGCTGCTGGCGTCGCACAGCATCGCGGCGGTCAACAGCTGGCGGCTGAAATTTTCCGGCAACGAGCTGCGCTTCGACTATGCCAACGGCGGGTCGGCCATCGCCTATCGCATCACCTGCAACACCACGACCGAGCAGTTCGGCACGGGCGCAGCAGTACCTTATGCCTTCTATGCGCCGAACCTGGTGGTTGGCGATACGATGGCCAATGCCCGGCGGATGAGCAACGGCACGGCGGCGCCGACCAGCGGCGCGCATGGCGTCGGCGAAATCGTATGGAACCGGACGCCGGCCTCCGGGCAGCCGATGGGGTGGGTCTGCTCTGCAGCCGGCACGCCGGGCAGCTGGCTGCCACTGGCGAATATCCCATGAGCCTGGGGCAGTTCGCGCTGGCCGCCGCCAGCATATCCCAGACCCAATCCGGCGACGGCGGCAAGAAGGTGCCGTCCAAGCGGTCGACCGTGGCGCTCAGCGACCGCAAGGCCGTGCCCGAGCCGCGCTGAACCCTGAACCCAAGGAATTAGCATGACCCTTCTGTTGAAGGATCCCGAGGCGCTGCTCGATTACAGCGTCGACTGGGGTGCCGAATATTTGTCGGGCGACGTGCTCACTGAAAGCAGCTGGACCGTCAGCCCCGCCGAGGCAGGCGGGGTGTCGATCATGTCCAGCCGGTTCGACCTGCTGGTCTCGACGGTCCAGGTGAGCGGCGGCCAGCCGGGGCGGATCTACCGGCTGACCAATCATGTGGTGACGGCCGAAGGACGCGAGGACAGCCGGTCGATCATTCTGCGGGTGGAGAAGCGCTGATGATCGAGCAGAATATCGCGCCGGCCGCGGTCAGCATGGCCGAGGCCCAGGCCTATGCCCGGGTTGAGACGGGTGAGGAGGAGGCGCTGCTGGCGGGGCTGGTGCGGACGGCCAGCGCGCTGTGCGAGAGCTTCACCGGACAGGCGCTGATCGAGCGGCCCTTCGCGGAGATGCTGCCGGCAACCGGCCAATGGCAGCGGTTGAGCCTGACGCCAGTCAGGGCGATCGCGAGCATGGAGATCATCGCCTCCGACGGCAGCGCGACCGTCCTGGCAGCCGGGGACTATGAGGTCGACATCGACAGCCGCGGCGACGGCTGGGTAAAGCTGTTGAAGCCGTCGGATGGGCGGATCAGGGTCAGCGGCACGGCAGGGCTGGCGAGCGAGCCGAACGGAGTCCCGGAGCCGCTGCGGCAGGGCATCCTCAGGCTGATCGCGCATCTGTTCGCGACGCGGGACGGATCAGGTGGAGAGCCACCGGCGGCGGTGACCGCGCTGTGGCGGCCCTATCGGCGGATGAGGTTGGCCTAATGGAGTTCGCCGGGACGCTGAAAGAGCGGGTCATCATCGAAAAGCCGGTCGCGGTGCGCACAGCGAGCGGGCTGCAACAGCCCGGCTGGGAGCGGGTGTGCGACTGCCTGGCGGCGATCGTCGCCGAGGGGGCGGGGCCGGAAGCCGAGGCGCAGGCGCTGTCGGCCATGCCGCGCTATCGCGTGACGATCCGCAGGCGCGACGGGATCGCAGTCGGGCAAAGAGTAGCCTGGGGCGCGAGGACCATGCTGGTCAAGCAGCGGATCGACGATCCCAGGCTGCGCGACCGGATCCTGCTGAGGTGCGAGGAGATGCGCTGATGGCGCAGTTCGACGGGCTGACGAAGCGCGTGGAGGCCAGGGCGCGCAAGCTAGCGGACAAGACGCGCGAGCGGGTCGAGCTGGTCTTCACCCAATTCCCTGATGTGCGGTTGCGGCGTGAGGGCGACACGATCGTGATCGAGGCGATGGGGCTGTTGCGGCGCTGGCTGAGCGACGTGCGGTTGCGCTTTGCGCTGTGGAGCGGCCGGTGAGCGCGGGCGGCGCCCTGCAGGCGGCCCTGGCTTTCGCGCTGGCGGGCGAGCCACGGCTGACCGGAATTTACGACGGTCCGCCGGCGCGGGCG